ATAACATCCCCTGAATATCAAAAGCTTTGGCCGATGGCATTGCGTAATGATAGCAAAGCCAAAGGTGCTTGGAAGAATAAGAAAGGTGGAGGTTTACAAGCTAGAGCTGCTGGCGGACCAATTACAGGATTTAGAGCGGGACAACCGGAAGAAGGTTTTAGCGGTGCTTTTATTATAGATGATCCTATTAAACCCGATGACGGTAATAGAGATGTAATGATAGATAAAATCAACGGTAGGTTTAACAAGGTTTTCCGTTCTCGTCTAATGAAAGAGAGTGAAACACCTATGATTGTTATAATGCAACGTATAAGCATTAAAGACCCTAGCGCATATCTGTTAAATGGTGGTATGAATTGCAAGTGGCATCATTTAAACTTACCTGCATTAATAGACTCTAAAAAGAAGCGTAAAGAATACAGTCACGCTATACCTATTAAGCATAATTTACCTAATGGTCCTTTATGGAGTTACAAGCATAACTTAGACGAGTTAGAGAACCTTAAACAAGCTGACATTTATACTTATTCGGCACAATACGATCAAGATCCTAGTCCGTTAGGTGGTGGTATATTTAAAGCTGATTGGTTGCGTTATTATAAGCTAGGTTCTATTATACCTGAATATAGGTTTATAACTGCCGATACCGCGCAAAAGACAAAACAAGTAAATGATTATTCAGTGTTGCAATTGTGGGGAGTTCTAGCAGGTAATTTATATCTAATGGATCAACTTAGAGGTAAGTGGGAAGCTCCTGAATTAAATACTAACTTTAATGCGTTCTGGTCTAAACATTATAATCCATCTAGCACAACTGGAAAGCTTAGGTGTGCTTATGTAGAAGATAAAGCTAGCGGAACTGGATTGATACAATATATAAGAAAGCAATCTTCACCTGCTATTCCTATCAAAGCTATACAAAGGAATATAGATAAATTAACCCGTGCTTTGGATGGTGTGCCTTATGTAGCAAGCGGAAAAGTATTCATTCCCGAACAGTCCACTTTTACACTTGACTTTAAAACGGAATTGCTAGAGTTCTCTGGCGATATGACGCATAGTAATGACGATCAAGTTGATACTATGCTAGATGCTATAGATATTGCATTTATGCCTAATAAAAAAGAAGCAGGAACATGGTAAAATGAAAACTATCAAATATATAGTTTATACTTTATTAACAGTAATTATTTTACTAATTATAGGTTGTATAAACTTGTTTCAGAAAGAAAATTTAAATGATTTGGATGATGAATTTTAAACTATAAATAAATGAACTTTATAACAAACTTATTAGATGCAGCTAGAATGTCTTTCGGTATAGGTGTTACACATAACGGTGCTAGAGATACTTGGTCTATTTTTGGTTATCCTGACAAAGTAACAATTAAAGATTTTAGAGGCAAATATAATAGAGGCGATCTAGCAACTCGTATCGTTGACGCTTATCCTAATGCTTGTTGGTCAAGTCCTCCTTTAATTGTTGAAGATGCACAAGAACAAGACAGGACAGATTGGGAAACTAATGTGGACACTTTGCTAGATAATCTTAACTTTTGGAAAAATATACGTAAGTTAGATAAACTGGTAAACCTTGGAAAATATGCTGTGTTATACATAGGTTTTGCCGATGGTAAGGATTTAAAAGAACCTGTTACTAAAGGTGCTAAACCTATATTTTTAAAACCGTTAGCCGAAGATATAGCTATAATTAAAACTTATGTAACAGATAATCAAAATAAGAGATTTGGTTTACCTGAAACATACGAACTAACATTGTCTGTTGAAAATGATACAAAGAATGAAATTAAAAGAATAGTTCATTGGACCAGAGTTATTCATGTAGCAGAAAGGACGTTAGATAATGACTATTCAGGACAAAGCATTTTAGAACCTATATGGAATAAAATGATAGACCTTGAAAAAGTCGCTGGAGGTAGTGCGGAAGTATGGTGGTTAAATTCAAGAGGTGGTTTAGCGTTAGAAGCGGAAGCAGATGCCGATTTAGGGACTACCGAAGACAAAGAAGCTTTAAAGAAAGAGATAGATAACTATCAGCACAATCTTAGTAGAACTATGCGGACAAAAGGTTTTACTATCAAACCTATTAACCAGAAAATAGATAGTCCTAAAGATCATTTTGATATTATAATAAGTCTTATATCTGGAACTTGTGCTATACCTAAACGTATTTTATTAGGTAATGAAGCAGGTGAATTAGCTAGCTCTCAGGACGAAACTAATTGGAATAAACAGATTACCGATAGACAAAATAATTTTTGCGAAACCGAAATCATTGATAAGTTTATTGATTACATGATAGATCTAAATGTTATTACAACTTTACCTAATAAAAAAACTTACACATGGGAATGGCCGCCTTTATCTAGTGTTAGTCCTAAAGATAAAGCTGAAACAGCTAGCAAGCTTGCAGGTGCTATAGCTGCTTATGCTAATTCACCGACAGCAGAAACTGTTATTCCGCCTAAACAATTTGTTGAAGATGTGCTAGAAATGGAATATAGAGAAGCTGAAATTGATGAAATTATAGCTAAGGAAAACGCCGAAATTGATAAGTCTTTAGAAGAAAATCCTATAGTTAAATTACCTGTTGGAAAATGACAGCTAACATAGATCCTACTAAAACTTTACTGATTAGAAATCGTGCATCTAAAGAAATAGATAAACGATTTATGCCTATTCGTAAATTTGTCAGGGATGTCATATACGTTGGAAAGCTTGTTACTAACTCTAGTTTAGTTCAACCTAGAAAATACGAGTTTTTAAGGGATCAAGAAAAAATAGCAGAGTTTAACAGAGACTTGCAATTGCTTATAGATAAAGAGATTTTAGATATAGCAGATGGAGTTATACAACCCAAAAATTACTGGTTAAATATCCACATGGGGCAAGCTTATGATAAAGGTGCGAGAAAGACCCGTCTGGCAGTAGAAAGGGGCATTCCTAGCCTCACAAAGCTACCGGGCTATTCTCCCCTAGCAAACCCATTCCATGTCGAAAGAGCGGAGCTTATTTATACCCGTGTTTTTAATGACATGAAAAATGTTACAGACACAATGCGCGGGCAAATGTCTAGGGTTCTAGCAGATGGAATGCTTAGAGGTAATAACCCTAAGACTGTAGCTAAAGAAATGATTGGTAGAGTTGATTCTATCGGTATAGTTAGGGCAAAGCTAATTGCTCGCACTGAGATTGTGGAAAGTCATAATCAAGCTAGCATTTTAGAGGGTTCTTTACTATCTAAAGAGACGGGTATAAAAGAACAGTATATATGGATAGGCGCAGATGATGGTAGAGAAAGACCCACACACATAGCACGTAATAATAACATATATAGCAAGGAAGAAGTTTTATCTATGATAGGCGAACCTAATTGCAGGTGTTCGGTTTCACTATACATTGACATTAAAAATTTATGATTTTGTTCTTGTGTTTCTATCGGTAGTATGGTATCAAGTGCGAAACATTACGAGAAATCGAATGAATCCATTACTTCTACTTTCAAATATATCTTTACAAGCTGTCGCTACTCGTCAAGAGTTAGATAGTGTTGAATATTTAGTTGTTCCTTGCATAGCTATAAAAGAAGGTGTTTTAAATAACATATTTTATTCAGCTACAGAGCTAGAGATTTTTGCTAATACTTGGAACGGTGTTCCCGTTCCTGTAAATCATCCTATGGATGCTAATGGTGTTGCTATTACAGCTAACTCTACTATGTGCGAAACTACTGTTAACATAGGTAGGTTCTACAATGTCGAATGGGATTCAAATTTGCTTGCACTTAAAGGCGAAATATGGTTAAACATAACTAAGGCTATCAAGTTCGGTTATGAAAGTATAATCACACGGTTAGAATCAGGTGAAGTAATGGAAGTTTCTACCGGATTATTTGGTAACACTACTGAAGAGAAAGGAACTTATAACAATACTAGTTATGATTATACTATATCCGGCATTCGTCCCGATCATCTTGCACTTTTACCTAATGATGTGGGTGCCTGTTCTATTAAGCATGGATGCGGTGCTATGCGTGTTAATAGTGATAACAGTAAAAAAGGTTTCTTTGCATGGATCAAAGGCTTGTTTACTAACGAGCAATCATTCGATCAAATTAGAGAGGATATATATCAGGCTTTAAAAGCTGAATTAGGTGATAAGTTTTATCCCTATATTTTAGATGTTTTTGATAAATACTTTGTGTATGAATACAAAAACAAGTTTTATCGTCGTAACTATACACAAGACGAAAAAGAAACAATCATTCTTGTCGGGGAAAACATTGAAGTTCGGTTAGAACGTAAATATATTCCGGTAAGTGCTGAAACAATAACAAATAATAACAAAATGAATCAAAAGAAGCGTAACGCAATTGTTAATGCTTTGGCACTTGCTCTGGCAGTTAGTGCTGATGTGTTTGCAAATACAGAAGAAGCTAAGTTAAACGAAGCTGCTACTAAGCATGGTTTTAACTTTGACGATGAAGGAAAAGAAATTAAAGCTAATGCTACAACTTGCCCTTGCAAGCAAGTTGCACCTGTTGCTAACGTCGTTGTTCCTATCAATAACGGTCTTAGTGATGCTGAGAAAGCTACCCTTGCACGTTTGCAAGCTAACGAAGATAAACGACTTGATAATAAGAGGGAAACTGTTCTTACTTATAACAAAAATCTTACCAAGGAAATAGTCGCTACATTTAACGAAGATGCACTTGACGCATTGCTTGTTAATGTGGAAATCACACCTGATTATTCTGTTGGTGGTGCTCAACCTATCAATAATGATTACAAAGCTCCTTCTGTTATCCTTGGAGAATAATCTAATATTAAATTAACTTATAACAAATGAGTGCTCATAATTCTATTATTATCTTAGGTGCTGGACGTGCCTTGCAGTTTGAAAGTAAAGCTGCTGAAGCTGGAATCTATCCGGGTATGATTGTTGAACAATCTGCCGATGGTTCTTTTTTGAAATCTAACGTAACAGGTGCCGGTGTTGATGGTCCTTTGCTTATCGCTATTGAAAATTCTATCAATGGTAAAACAAAAGATGATGTATATGCTAACGGAGAAACAGTTTACGCAAGAGGATTAGTTACTGGCATGGAAGTGCAAGTCAAACTAGCTGCTGCCGCTACTGCTGTTGTATATAACGATATGTTAGAAATCAATGGTGATGGTGGTGTTACTAAACGAACTGTCGGAGTAGCTAAATTTCGAGCATTGGAAGCTGTTGATAACTCCGCAGGTGGTTCTGCTGTATTTATCAAAGCACGCGCGATCTAATTCTAACTTATAACGAAACAAAACAATGATTAGTAATGTAAAAAATGCTTTTTCTGGCAGCGGGAATTGTGCAATCTTGAATGCCGAAGGAAGACTAGTTAGTAATGCTACAACTTTGCGGCATGAGGACCAAGTTTTATACGATACCGCTATGATCGGTATTGCTCGCAAACGTCTTAAAATGACACAGCTTTTAAAAGCCAAAGGTCTAGTTAAGAACTTAGGCGGT